TTTACCACCCTGAAAGTCTTGCATCAAGTCAGCCATCTCATCTTGTACAAGGGCTGCTTCAGCTTTGGCTAGAGTAGAATCTACCTGTCCTTGATTTACAGCAGAGCCATCTACAAGTTGATCCTGTGTTACTTGTAAAGGAGTAGGTGCTTTTACTGTCTGTGCCTGTCCTAGTTGTGCGGCCTCTAGCTGCAATGATGCAGCAGAGTTAGGGTCCATTGTCTGCGCTTGCATTAAGGACTCTGGACTTACCTGACCTTGTGCAGAACTCATGCCAGATAAAGCATTTTGTATATCGCCCTGAGACTGAGCAGCAGTCATTTGAGGTGCAGGTGTTGGGGTAGGCGCTGCTGCTTGTGCTGATGTTCCTCCTGTAGTTACTGCGGCTGTATTAGCTGCACCTGCTTGGCCTGTGTTTTGTGGTATTAAAGCTGCTGATCCACCATCTGTTGATACAACATTAGCAACAGTAACAGGTTTAGTAGGGTCTTGTCCTATTTGTGTAGTTAAGTTTGAACCGCTTGGCATACCACCGCCTCTTGTTGCAGCAGCAGAGTTGACATCACCAGAAGTACCACCACTTGCTTGCGTAGTACCTCCTCTTGTAACACCTGCGTTTGTCATACCTGGCATTGATACTAATGGACCACCTCCTCCATCACCTCCACCAGTGCCACGAACTGCATCAGCAACACTGTACTGACCAGGGTTTGCTCTTTGTAATGCTACTCTATCCGCTAGGCTTCCAGAGCGCATAGTCTCTTTATCCTTTTGTGCTTTTTGAGCAGCTTCCATTGTTTCTTGTGTTGTCTTTTTATACTCATCTGTACCAAAGCCAGCAAAAGGATTAAGTGAAGCTATTTGAGTGCCTATATTAGCGTTTACTACAGGTTTACCTTCTACCATCTGCCTAGCTACCATAGTATATTTACCCATTTTAGCTGCTGCTGAAGGACTAGCTGCTAGGAAAGCGTTGATAGACTTTTGGTCTTTCGGTCCATTGTAGCCTAACGCTGGGAGTATTTTGTTGTGCATTGTCTCAGGCTTGAATCCTGCAAATTTTTTAGCCATATCTTATTTCCCTATTTGCATCCACAGTGATGCGGCTATGAATGTTATTACTGCTACGGTTGACATCTTTACAATAGTTGACCACACACCTCTGCGTGTATCACGCCACGTTTCCAGTAAGTTACGCATCTCGATTATATCTTTACGAGCATCGTCATCATGCAATCCTACTTCACGCAATGCTGCTGTAGCACCACGCTTGGCTGCACGATCTAGCATATCTTCTAACTCTTCTGGCGTAATCATGCGGCACTCAACACTTCTTTACTTTTGTTTCCGTACAAAGTTCCGTCTATGTTACAATTCTTACATGGTGACATTGATCTGTTCTTTCTTAGTCTTGCTCTAAATCTTTGTAAGGCCATATTGTTTATCCATATGTCTCTTACACTGGTTTTCATAACATTACCAAACCGTACCTTTTTAGTCCAGTCTTGGCAGCAGAGTAGAACATCACCATCATAATGTATGTTCATAGCGTAGAAGGGTAAGTTACATGTAGTATTTACACTCTTGTCTTCGAAGTTGTAACCTGCCCTGTTACTTAGTTTCTCAAATCCGTAGTTCTCTTCTTCTGTTTTGTAGTAGTGCTGAAGGAGATACATACTAGGATCTACATCTTCGAATATCTTTTTAAATCTGTGTACTTGGTTTGGTCCTTGGTACATAGACACAAAGATTTTATTTACCCCTGCTTCGTATAACTCCTTTGCTTTCGCTTTGTTTAGTCTGTCACCGTTGGTAACTATGTGAATGTTTTCTTGCCAAGGCATTTCATTCTTTAGTATAGTTACAGCTTCTACTAAGTGATTATATAGAAGCGGTTCACCAAACCCACAGAACAGTAATCTGTTTTTGTACCCTAGATCAGCTAATTCTTTTGCTACCTTTTGTATAATGTCTAAACTCATATGTAGGTTTAGGTTAGGGTAGTCTTTTGATCTAGGACAGAAGTCACACTTTAAGTTACAGAGTTCGGTACACATAAAGTCTATTGCCATGAGAGAACTGAAAGGGTCTGCTGCTGACATTCTCTCTTCCATCGGAGAGAACATAGACACTCTGTCTTTCTTTATGTATGAAGCTTCTTGCAAAGGTTTTCCTGCCAACCATTAACTGTAATGTCTGTACTTAATTCGTAATAATACCATGATAGAAATCTAAGTAAATCTTTTTCTTCAGGTATCCAATCAGTAAAGTCTTCAGTTGCGTTTTTGATGACAGGAGATATTTCACTCCAAGGCATATTACGGTAACTTACTGTAGGTTTTCTGTTTAGTATTGCTAAAAAGTTTACACCACTACAGGCACTAAAAACTCTACTGCTACTCTTTATTAATTTATTTGTGTTAACACCTTTTACTAAGTGTGTGTATTCTGATAGTAAACCTAGTCTCCTAAACTTTTCCCAATCAGCTTTTATAGTTTCGTCTGTTCCGTTGTTTGATGATGGATGCGTAGAAAATACTACATGTCTTTTATTATTTGTTGCGTACTTTAATGCGTCCTGTGTTATGCTTCTATCTACAGATGTTGGTTGTTGTAGTGCAAATAAATCAAACTTATCTGGTAGCTCACTTAGATCAGGATCTGCTTTTACTATGTTAAATTTATTATTGTTACACTTCTTATATATGTTTAGTATGTCAGTATCTATGTCGTAGTTTTTGTACCTATACTCAAAAGGATTGTATGTACCTATACTATCGTTCCATCCCATTCCAGATATAGGTGCATAAGCGGCCTTTTTACTACAGATAAAATGTTCAAAGTTTGGTGTACCTTCTGTATATACAAATGTGTCTACATAACTGTTTAAATTTTTTCTATCTACCACGTCAATATGTAGAGCGTTTATGTTATACTTAGATAATTCATCTTCAAATGTTTTTAGTGATGGTGCTTTTCTTACTTTACTAATCTTATCGCTTCTGTATATAGCCCATTCTTTTGCATAGGGTTTAAACATCTTTGTCTACTATAAAGCTATTCATGGTTAGTCTTACATGATCGCCTGATTTAAAGTTATGCCATGTGTGACCTGTCTTACCTGCAAACACCATTGTTCTACTTGGTTGCCACTCTACTTCTTTTACAAAGTTTTTGTCTTTATCATACAAAAGTGTACCGTAAGACTTTGCAGGGTGTATGTAAGTTACAAAAGATAATACTTTTCTTTCTATTTCATCGTGTATTCTGTATTCATGATTAGGTAGATTTATACTTATATCTGTTTCTACCACAGGATTCTTTACTGGTCTATGTTCAAACTTGTCAAGATAGTCTAGTAAATTTACAGAATTAATTAGTTCTTTTGTTAGAGGTAAGCTATTAAAGTTAGTTATGTTAGTTGTGTTTTGACTTAGATATATAGGTCTTGCTTTTATATACTCAATTATTTCTTCTTTTATTTTACTAGTATTGTATAGATTATCTATTACTAAATGATACCAAGGTTCATGACATTTGTATTCCAAAACTAAACCTCAACTGACTTGTGTAGATAGAGTGCCATATAGGTGCTTCAAATTCTCTAACAGTCCAACCCATATTATCTTTATCGTAGTGTGTCTTGCCCTCTTTATCTACCCAAGCAAACCAGGCATCACCTTTTGTAAATGTGTAGTATCTTCTTACGCCTGGATTGTCAGAGTTTGTATGCCATCTCATTGTTGTTTCTGGCAGGTATATCATAGAGTTAGTTAGTTTTATTCCACCTAAATCTTTGCACCACTTTCTTAAAATTACTCTAGCTTCTAGTTTATCCTCAGAAGAAAATCTTTCGTCAGTACATATGTCTACCGTTTGTGTACGTGGTTGCGCTCTGTCTTCTGTAGGAACTTTTTGATTTCTATAATCTTGTTCAGAATCACCATTACTTAAAGATATTAGATATCGCCAAGCTTCACTAGTAAATTTTATTATGTCTTTTAATGGCTCTAGTTCTTCTTGTTTTATTTCTAGTTTATTCATAAAGATCCTATAATGTCAGAAGCTTCTCCTCCTTCTGGTGGTATTTCTGGTGCAATATATTCTTTAATGCCTATTTTGTCAACTACAGATTTAAGTGCAGCATTGTCTATAGTAGAGTCAGGATCATCTACACTAATTGTATAAGGTATCCATCCAAAATCAGGATGATCAAACTCTAAATCAATGTCACCATTTTCTGTATAAATAGGGTTTCTTACATTATCTGTTGTAAAATCTATATCCATTATGAGATCCTTTCGTAAAGACCTGAAAAGAAGGTATAAGAGTAATATGCGTTATCGTTATAATGATATACTTGGCTAGTTGTAGAAGGAGAAATACATCTCCAAGTTCCTGGAAGGTTACCGTATATACTACTACCAGAGTAGTTACTCCCTGCGCTATGTGAATAAGTAGCAGTACCTGCGTTGGTTGTTGCTGGAACTCCAACATGCAAACTGCCCACAGCCTGTGCTGATGTTGAAGCTGCTGAGTAATTAAATGTTATAGTCTGAGCGCCACTTTGGTTTAAACTAAAAGAGCCACCGCCTGTCAAACTTGTACCAGCAACTAAATTAATTGTTGGATTGTTTGCACCTGAACCAGAAGTGCTAATCTGTCCTGTTGAACTATTATAGTTTATACCTGACCCAGCAGACAAAGCCCCTCTAGCACGTGCCTCTGTAAAGTATTGGTTATTACCTTCGGTTATATTAGTAGTACTTATATTACTAACTGCTGATGATTGTATCTGTCCAGTTATTTGACCAGTAACAGATAAGTTACCAGCTATAGTAGCGTTTTCATCTACTGTTAGTCCGTCTGTTCTTACTGTACCATCAAAGTGTCCATCTTTAAATTGTAGTGCAGAAGTGCCTAAATCTAATGCGTTAGTAGTCTTTGGTCTTACCTGCGATGCTGTAACAACTAAATCCTGTGATGGACCTATTGTTTCTATAGGTGCGCCCTCACCTGCTGTGCCATCATGAGTGTGACCAGTACCAGCATTAAAAGCTGACTGTATTTGATTGTACTCATCGTTAAAATCATCAGCGTCAATAACACTTCCTGTGGTAATATTAGCTGCTGCTTGTCTTGTATAACCTGCCATTGTTACTGCCTATCATGTTGTCTGTACTCAA